AAATTTTCTACAAAAAAAAGAGGAGCACATTTTTTGTGTTCCCCTCAAAGATGCCATTTCTTAACTTAATGACATTGAGAAATTGCCCCTTTTATATTTGTATTTAGAAAGTGAGGACTTTAAATGAGTAAAAGCATGGAAATTGAAGTAAATGGAGAAATCTATCAACTAGTAGCAGGATTTGGTTTCTTGCATGAAGTTAATAAAAAGTTAGCTATTGATGTACAAAGCACAGGAACAAAAAAAGAAATTGGATTGAAATATATGGTTGCAAGCATCATTGAAGGAGATATTGATGCGTTAGTAGACTGTATCTTCTATATGAACAGCGGGCAGTCTCCTAGATTGAAAAAAACGCAGATTGAAAGCTATCTAGAAGATGTTGAAGACATTGATAAAGTTTTCGAGGATGTAATCAATTTTTTATCTCATGCGAATGTATGCAGAAAAGAAGTGATGCAACTAATGAGCGTACAGGAAGCAGAGACGAAGTAGAAGAAACATTTGAAGAAATGTATGAACGTGTTGTGATGACTTGTTTTAGATACCTAGACTTCAAAAATTTGGAGCAAGTGAACAATATTACTCCTTATGAATATCGGCTCTTAATGAAGTCTAAAGAGCTTCAAATCGTAGATAAACAATACGAAATCCACTTGCAAGCCTATTTGAATATGACAGCGCGAGCAAGAAGGCGTGCAGGCAAAAAGTTAAAGCCTGTATATACGAAATTTGATAAATTCTTTGACTATCAAAAGCAGTTAGACAGAGTTATGGGTATTAAGAAGAAAAGCAAGTTTGATGGCTTAGCACAGTTCATAAAAGAACAAAAGAAGGAGGGATAACAATGGCTGAAAGTTTTAGTGTCGAGGCTATATTGTCGGCAACCGACAAGAATATGACCTCAACAATGAAAAAAGCTTTAGGATCGTGTCAGTCGTTTGGCGATAGGGTTAAATCTATTGTGGCTGGTGTTGGAATCACTAAAGTTATAGGAACGTCTATGAACGTTCTAAGTTCATCTCTTGATGGAGCTATAGACAGATTTGATACCATGCAATCCTATCCAAAAGTTATGAAGTCTTTGGGGTTCGAAGTTGAGCAATCTCAAAAGAGTGTTGCAAAGTTAAATCAATCAGTTCAAGGCTTACCAACGAGCTTGGCGGATGTCGTTACAACATCTAAATCATTGGCGGCCGTTACAGGTAATATTGACAAGGCAACGGATACTACAATCGCATTTAACCATGCGTTTTTAGCAAGTGGATCTAGTTCTGAAGATGCATCACGTGGATTACAACAGTATTCACAGATGCTTGCTAAAGGTACAGTAGATATGCAATCATGGAGAACATTACAGGAAACAATGGCACCTGCATTGACAAAGGTTGCAAAAAAACTAGGTATTACGAGTGGAAATGCAAATGAATTGTATGCAGCATTGCAGAACGGAACGATTACATTTGATCAGTTTAATGATGCAATGATTGAATGTGATACTGAAACAGGTGGATTTGCAGACACTGCATTAGAAGCTTCTAAAGGTATCAAAACATCTATGACCAACATCAAGAGTGCGGTGCAGAACCTTGAACAAGGATTCATGTCTGCAATGAATAACATGTTGAAATCAAAAGCTATGGGTGGGTTAGTTGATAATCTAGAAAAGATTAAATCAAAAATCTATGATTTCAGAAATTCAATCATGGAAACTAAGGACGATGGTTTGACATGGGATTTTAAACCAGGAGTCATGGAGAATGTATCAAAGGCTATGGATTGGTTGGCAGACAGAGCAAACAATGCTAAAGCTATGATCCAACAATTCTATGATGGATTCATGAAAACAGATGCCGTACAGAATGCAATTACAGTGTTCGATAAAATCAAAGATGCTATCGGAAATGTAATGGATAAATTACAGGATAGCAAAGTCTTTGAACAGTTAGGACAGGATATTGGAAATATCATTGCAAAAGTAGAAGATGTAACAGGTAAGATTGCAGACTTTGTAGCAAATCTTAAAACAGAAGATGTTAAGAAATTTGCGGGTGCAGTTAAATTGTTAGCCGGAACATTTGTTGGTATTAAAGTTGGTAGCAAATTATCTAGTATGATTGGTGGAGTTGTTGGCTCTGCAAAGAGTGGCTATTCAAAGCTAAAATCAATCATGGATAAAATCAAAGGCGTTGGAGGTACAGAAGGTGCTCCAACATCTAGCCCATCTTCAAGTGGTGTATCTGATATTGGAAATGCAAGTATACAAACTGCACAAAAAACATCCAAAGCAGCTCAGATTATTAATTCAGCATTTGAAGGAATTTCAAATGTTATTTCTTCTGTGTGTGAAGGAGCGAAAGGAATTATTACTAGTCTAGGAGATGCAATTAGTAATGTATTCGAAGGACTTGGAAATGGAATTAAATCCGCATTAGAAGGAGTCGGTACTGTTATTGAATCATTTGGTACTGCAATCAGTACAGTAGCGCAAGGAATCGGCCAGGGTTTAGCAACTGCATTTACAGGTTTAGGAACTGCAATTGCAATGGTACCGCCAACTACATGGTTAGCGTTGGCAGCGGCTATTCTTGCCACTGGTGCTGCTATGGCATTAGTCGGTTCACAAGGTGAAGGCTTGCAAATGGTTCTCGAAGGTGTTGCAGATGTTGTCTCTGCATGTGGCCCAGTCATCAAAGATGTATTTGAAGGTATCAGCGATGTAATTACATCTTTTGGAGAAACAGTAAGTGGAATCTTAAACTCAGTATCAGGAGTGATTAAATCTATTGGACAGTCTGCATTAAATGCAGGTAAAGGATTCAAACAACTGGCTAACGGAATTAAGATTATTACAAATCTAAACTTAATTGATATGGGAGCCAGTCTAGGAGCGGTAGCAGTAGGAATTGGAGCTATTGCAACTGCATCAAGTGGAATGGGCGATACTGGTGCTCAAATGATGGCATTAGCAACCGCATTAACAATGATCGTATCAACTCAAGCAGGTATTGAATCATTATCGGCAACAATTCCATCATTATCAGATGCTTTAAGCTCATTAAGTGGAATCTCAGAACCACTAACTGCAGCAAGTGGAGCTATGACTGCATTTGCAGGAGCTATTGCACCTATTGCAAGTGAGGTAATGGCTACCGCAACAAGTATTGCAATGTTGGTTACAGTAGCTTCAACAATTAGTAGTGCATTTACAAGTGCATCTAGTGCATCAGTCACTTCTATTAATGCGATTGTTACTGCAATGACAAATGCAGAAGCAAAAGCAACAACTAGTGGTACTGCAATGGGAACTAAATTTACTAAAGGCTTATCAAGCGGTCTTAAAACAGGTGTATCAGTTGCAAAAAGTTCATGCCAATCAATTCTATCTGCATTCAATTCATGCCAATCACGAGCATTTTATTGTGGTCAGATGATTGGACAAGGTTTAGCAAACGGATTAAGAGCGAGCGAAGGTTCTGTTAGAGCAGCGGCCGCTAGTTTAGCAGCTGCTGCGGATGCAGCAATTCAGGCTAAAGCTAAGATTGGATCTCCATCAAAGGTTACTAAAAAAGATGGTATGTGGATTGGTAAAGGTTTTGTTCTAGGCCTTGAATCCATGTATTCTGACGTAAAAAGAGCTTCAGAGGACTTATTATATCTTCCAATGTTAGATGCTCCTAAAATGGCTTTTGGAGGGATTGTAAGTGATATGAATCCTGATTACGAATACACAAACAATGCTCAATTGACGATTGAAACTCCACTTTATATCAATGATCGTGAATTTGCACGTGCAACATATAGAGCGAATCAGAATGAGTTTGATAGACACTCTAAATTCAACGAAAGATTGCGAGGTAACAAGTAATGTATGCATTTGTAGATACAGTGAACAGTGGCATTGTCGGTACTAACCTACCGACAGAAGCCATGTCATATAATGGCGTATATTTAGAAAATGAAATTGATGGTTATCGAACACTTTCTGTAACTGGACGTGAGTTAATGGAATCAGAAGTTACGGATCAAGAAATTGATGGAATGGATGGCTCTTATTACAGATATAAAACTACACCTGCAAGAACGATTACTGTTAAATATCAATTGAGAGCTAGAGGAAGTAGAGAATTTCGTGATGCTTTCAATAAAATGAATAAATTGTTGAGTGGTGAGCAAGTAAAAGTCATTTTTAACGATGAAAGCGATAAGTATTTCATTGGAACAAAGACTTCAAACACACAGGTTGATGGCGGAAGCAACAACGTTATAGGTGAAATCGAAATCTATTGCTCAGATCCATGCAAATATTCAACCACAGAAAAAGAGTTTACTGCTACTGATGGAGTTTTGAATATCGTCAATGAAGGAACTGTACCAGTTAGTGTTGATTATGATATTCAGACAACATCTGAAACAGGATATATTGGTTTGGTATCTGAAGAAGGAATCATGCAATATGGAAAAATTGAAGAATTAGATGGAGAAACTTATCAAAGAAGTGAATTGTTAGCTACAATTGATGATTTTATTAATTGCAAAGACGATACAAGTGGTACAGATGTAATGCACCCACAATATGGTGCTAATGGTACTTGTGCTACTTATGATTGGTTTAATCAAACGTTCATTGGCTTTGGTACAGTCGGCACGAAAAAAGGAAATGCAAATGGCGGATTGAGAACATTAGAAATACCTGCGGATTCAAATGGAATTAAAGGTGCTAAGAATTTCTATTCGTATTTTCATTTAGTGTTTTGGGCCGGATTAATGGGCCAAACTGGTGAAATGTGTATCAACTTCTTGACTGCAGATAATAAATTGATTTGTGGATGTAGTTGGTACAAGACTGATGCGATTGGAAACACTGGCCATTATGAGATATGGGCTAATGGTAAGATGCTGAGACAATGGGGTTACACAACTTCACATTTACAGTATCAAAACCCTTGGTATTGGAACTGGGGACATTGCGATATTTATAAAGAAGGAGCGAATATTCGCTTCTTTTATTATGGTGGTTACTACAATTATTACATTCCTGAGATTGAAAATATGGAGTGTACTAAGATTCAAATTGCATTTAAGCAATGGGGAGATAGAAGTGGTAATAAACTGATGTCGAGAATGGGATTCGATGTAATTAACTTCACAAAACATAACGTATCAAAATGGAGTGATATTCCTAATAGGTATCCAAGCAGTACTAAGATTACTATTGACGGAAAATCATCTCGTATTTATGTAAATGGAATGGCTAGACCAGAAGATGAAGTGTTAGGTACTCAGTACTTTAAAGCACCAGTTGGAACATCAGAAGTTAAAGTTACGTGCTCAGAATGGACTAAATCTCAACCAACAGTTAAAGCTAGAATAAGGGAGGCATGGTTATAAATGGAATACATAAGAATTGCAATTTTAAATCCTTACAATAAGGTTCTAGCGTTTCTAGACAATACTGTGCCTAATGCAATGCATTGTTTTGATGAAATCTTGCATACTTATTTAAAAGGCTCATCTTATACATTTGAATTTACTACAATGACTGCACATGATGATGCAGTCTTTTTAGTTGAGGGTAACAAAATAAGTTTTAAACGCAAAGGTAAAGACTATCATTTAACGATCATGAGTGTCGAAAAAGGTGGTGACACAACAATTGTTACCGCCTATGGTCTTTGCTTAGAATTGACGAATGAATATGTAGGTGAATATAAAGCTGCTAAAGCTATGTCGTTTGTTGAATATATCAATGCGTATGGATTTGAGCGCTCTTTTGTGATTGGAAAGAATGAAGTATCTAATAAGAAGATTAGTCACGAATGGACAGGTACTGATACAGTACTTGCAAGACTGTATTCAATCGCAAATGTATTTGATGCAGAATTAGAGTTCGTAACTCAATTGAATGATGATTACTCTTTGAAAAATGTTGTATTGAATATTTATCGTGCTCATTCAGATTCAGTTCAAGGCATGGGAACAGATAAACGCAGTACGATCTTGAGATACCCAAACAGCATTTACGGAATCACTAAAACAAGTGATATTACTGAGTTATACACTGCAATCAGGCCTACAGGAACAAATGGATTGCAATTGAACTCAATCAGTGGGCGAACTGTTAAAGATTCGAATGGAAATGTATTGTATAAAGTTAACGGAAACAATATACTAGCGCCTCAATCTAGAGATAGATTCCCTTCAACGCTAATCACAAATCATTCAAATGATATGTACGCAGTGCAGATGTGGTCTTATGAAACTGAAAATGTTGAAACCTTGTATGGTCAAGCGCTAGCTCAGTTGAAAAAGAACTGTGTCCCTAAAGTTACATACGATGTTGACGCATATATTGATGGTGATATTGGTGATACATTCACGATTGAAGATGCGGAGTATAGTCCTACATTGTATTTAGAAGCTCGTATCACAGAACAAGAGATTTGTTTCACTGATCCAGAACGATGCAAGACTATTTTTGATAACTTTGAAGAAAAACAATCACAGATTAGCTCGGCTTTGATTAGTGAAATGAACAAAATGATTGAATTGAAGAAGGTTTACGAAGGTTCAATCGTATCTTCAAATGGCGTTTTGTTTAAGACGGATTCAGATTCAACTAAATTGACTGCATTGGTAAAGGATGATGGGGTTGATATCACATCTAAGTATTCAATTACATGGTTCAAGGATGATGAGCAATTATCAACAAGCCAAACAATCACAGTCAACGCTTCAGATTTCACAGAAAAGGCCGTATACAGATTCAAAGCCATGAGTGGTGAAATACTTAAAGCAAGTGCAGAAGTCACTGTAATGCGATTACAAGACGGTCAGAATGGAACAAGTGCATATGTGCATATTGCCTATGCCAACAGTTTCGATGGTCGTGTTGATTTTAGTTTGACAGATTCAAATCGTAAATTTATTGGTCAGTATTCTGACTCAAAACAGTATGGTTCTGATGATCCAACCAAATACCGATGGTCAACGATCAAAGGTGAAGATGGTCAGTCATTTGTGAGTGCCGAAGAACAGTTCTATTATTCTACATCAAAGACTGAATTAATCGGTGGTGAGTGGTTCGTTGGAAATGTGGTCTATCAAAGTGATAAGTTTTTATGGAAACGTTGGAAGTGTACGTATGCTAATCCAAGTGAAATCAAGTATACAAAAGCTATTTTTGACAACACTTGGAATGAAATTGATGCGAAAATCGGTGAGATTCACACTCAAGTATCTCAAGCAAACACTCAATCAAAAGAAGCAGTTGATAAGGCAACACAAGCTCAGACGGATGCAAGTAAAGCAAATCAATTAGCTAACACTGCAAATACTCAATCAAGTGAAGCTAAGCAATTAGCACAAGATGCGAATACAAGCACTGGCAAAGCTCAGAAACAGATTGATGCAATTAAAGGTGATATTACTGATTCAAAGAAGCAAATTCAAAGCGCAGTAGATAAAGTAAATGCTAATGCTAAAGAGATCAATACAGTCAAAGAAACATACGCTACAAAAGTTGATTTAACAAACGAATCAAAATCAATCCACGCAGATGTTACAACTGAAATTGAAAAGAAAGTCGGTGAATTGTCGACTACTGTATCAGAAACTTATGCTTCTAAGAGTGATTTAACAACGCTTGAAGGAAGCATGAACACGCAATTTAAGCAAACTGCAGATACAATATCAACTCATGCTAGTTCTATCGAAAAGCTGCAGTCAGATACAACTCAGGCTCAGAAAGATATTACAGAGGCAACGAAAAAAGCAACGGATGCTCAGACTCAAGCGGATAAAGCTTTAGGAAATGCTCAGAGTGCTCGAACTTTAGCAGATGAAGCAAAGAAAAAAGCAGACAGTGCTCAATTAAATTTAGATAGTGCTAACAAAGAGTTAGCGGATGCAAAACTAAATCTAGAAACAGTTACAGGTCGTGTTGATGCGAGTGAAAAAGAGATAAGTGATGCAAAGACTAGATTAACAAGTGCAGAGGCCGATGTAGTACAAGCACAGAAAGATGCAACTACTGCTCAAAACAACGCTCAAACTGCAATCAACAATGCTAAGACTGCACAATCAACTGCAGATACTGCTAAAGCTAATGCAGAGCAAGCTCAGAAGGATTTGAACACTTTAACAAATCGTGTTACTAAGACTGAAACTGCAATTAAGCAGAACGCAGAAAAAATCACGTTACAAGCTAAATCGGTCACTGAAATAAAAGGAATTGCGAGCAGTGCAAACAGTAATGCATCAAGTGCATTAAATAAAGCTAATAACTTAACTGATCGTGCTAATAGTGGTGAGTTTGACGGACGAGGTGTGGCAAGTACAACTGTTGAGTATCAAGCTTCTACTTCTGGCACTACTGTACCTACTGGTACATGGTCCGCTACAATTCCATTTGTTACTCAAGGTTCATATTTATGGACTAAAACAACAACTAACTATACAAGCGGAACTCCTACTGTTGGATATTCTGTAGCTCGTATGGGTGTGAATGGAGCGAAAGGTGACAAAGGTGAAATCGGACAAACAGGACCTCAAGGGCCTCAAGGAGTTAAGGGCGAGACAGGTTCACAGGGTCCTCAAGGCGTTAAAGGAGATACTGGTCCTAAAGGTGCTGATGGTAAATCACCAACTGTGTCTGTTAGCAAAAGTGGTAATGTTACGACTATTACTGTAAATAATCCTGATGGTACAAAAACAAGTCAAACTGTAAAAGATGGAACTAATGGAACTCCTGGTAAAGATGGAGCTACAGGAAAAACTACATATTTTCATGTTAAGTATTCAAATGATGGTGGTAAAACATTTACTTCTAATTCAGGAGAAACTGTAGGTGATTACATTGGTACTTATACAGATTTTGTTGAAGCTGACTCTACTTCAGTTTCAAGTTATACATGGGCCAAAATAAAAGGAGCTCAAGGAGATAGAGGAGCCACTGGTGCCACAGGAGAACGTGGACCGCAAGGAGTACAGGGATTAAAAGGAGATGTTGGTCCTCAAGGTCCTCAGGGATTGAAAGGTGATAAAGGCGCTACCGGAGCTCAAGGTCCTCAAGGCATTCAAGGTCCGCAAGGAGTCCAAGGTGTCAAAGGAGCGACAGGTGCTCAAGGGCCGACTGGTCCTACTGCTCCGTCAATATATGCACAACACGGAAATTGCCGTAACCATGCGGCTTTCCACTATCTTAAAGACAATTAAACAGCCCCTATGATTACACCTAAAACGCCGTAGCAAGGTTGGACAAGCCTTGATATGGCGTTTTTAAGTGGGTAGGATATGCCGCCGCAGCTTCAAAGAAGTTGTGGCGTTTTTTTATGCCCGCAGGAAAGGAGGCGCAGCCGGAATGTATTTCACAAAGGGCAAGCAGCGGGCGTTTGAACTGCTCATGCAGCAGAAGCCGGGATTTGACCGCTATCAATCCGGTTGTGCCGGAGATGATGAAGATTGCGGCACTTGCCGTTTCTACCGCCCCGGGTGGAAATATGAGTTTTGCGTTTTCAAAGAGTGTCCCTATTGCCCCGGCAAGAGGACG